CTCTTTAAAATATTGTTTGCCTTTTCAGTGAATATATCCATATTATTATTTATTAGACAGTTAATAATTTAGTTTTGAATCTGTTAAGATAATCTTTATCTAAAAACGTAAGATCATACTTCTTAGCAAACTTCTTTATTTTTTCTAACGTGAAAGATTTGTTATCTATATTACAACAATGTTGCAAACACCCATTTAATATCAAAGCTAGTCTATCATCCTGTTTTTCTAATATAAAAATATCTTCATTCACAATACATATTTTAATAGGTAACATCTTTTCAATTTTATTAAAAAATTTGATTAAAAATTCTATGATCTCTGTCTCATTAAAATAATAGGTAATATCGCAAGCTTGAATTTCCTTACTATTAAAAACTAAAAGCGGTTTACCTTTATGTTCTCCTAACAACGTTTCACTGATATCGTAAATTAAACTATGATATAAAATCTTTGTTACGTCTTTGCTGTTAATTTTATGCTCAATAAGATTATATGTACGTAAAAGATTTACAATGTTATATTGATATTTTGTGGTGAACAGGTTATTAAAATTTAATACTGTCACGTTATGATGCTCTAACTCTAACTTCATACACTATGTATAGCAGTGTTCCTATTGCTTTATTCTGAATCGTGGTAACCTGCAATTAATTATACCGTTATAAAAGCTTTCATCGAGTAAAACATTATTATCAAACTGCATCTTAGCCTCAAAGTAAGCTAACTCAGCTTTTGATTGACAAAATCTTAGAATTTCAAATTTGAAGTTATCTTTTCCTAAATCATTTAAGTCTTGATTAACATCATTAGATGAGGAGGTATAAGTACGCCAATCTGTTTCGATATCGAAATGTCTTTTGTTTTTCTTACCCTTTAAAGGCTTGAGTTTCTTAACTGATTTGATTTGTTTTTTACCTATATATTTTTTACCGTTTACAAGATTCGTAATCATGTAAATAAAACCATATGGTAAATTGTTTTCATCAATATGTAGGGATGTAGTCCAGTGTCCTAAATTCATTTCTTTTTCTTCTTTTTACGTTTGTTGCGTCTTTTTACGACTCCGAATATTGATTTAGGTAGCCTGAAATCTCCAGGCGCATATGTATCAGTCCCTGTTGTACCTGTAGCAGTGCCAGTTGTATACATTGTCGGAGAATTTCCTAATGCACCGCCAGATCCTGCAGTATTACCAGCAGTAGATACATAATTAGGACCCATCTCTTTAAGAATTCTTAAAAAAAATTGTTTATACATAGTTGATTTCTTCGCAAATATATTTATAATAAAACAGAGAGAGGGAGAAGGAGTAGTTAAAAATATGCAACTATTAGAAAAGTATCAGAAAGAAATCGAAGAAGACCTCAAGATCGATGAATTCACTATTAAGGAGGCTTCTCTTAAATCTCCTGGTCGTAAGCATTACTGGGTATGTCGGTTAATTACTCATAAAAAAAATCTCCTAAAACTTGAGCAAGAAAAAGAGAAACTTAAGAAGAAGATAATTTTAGAAGTTCAGCATCAATCCCCAGTTAAACTCTCTAACATTACGGTTGACAAAGCCTCTGAAGATAGTGAGTTAATTAAAAATCTTCAGACCCAGATAAATGATGAAAAGTTAATAATTGAATTCTTAGAAAAGACTGAAAAGATCTTTACATCATTAACTTATGATATTAAAAATATTATCGACATAATGAAGCTTGAAACTTTGTAGCTACTAACTACATATAGGTATGTTGACGTTTGAATATTTTCCAAATCGAAAGCTTTGCAGAATATTCGGCGACAATTTCGATAGTATAAGAGAACATTTTAGTATAAAAAATACGAATGCGTTCTTTATTAAGAGAATGACAGGAGGTTTTGCACCAGATAGAATCTATGCAATAACACCAACTGGATTATTTGAGCCGGGTTTATTTCACTCTATTTTAAGATACATTAAATCTGCACATCCTAATGAAGAGGTAGTTATTGATGAAAAAGTAAAAGCAGTTATAAAGCCTGATTTAACTGGGTGTGAATTATATAACAAGCTAAAATTACCTTTGAGAGATTATCAATTAGAAATTGTTAATAATGCTATAAAAAGAGGTAGAGGTATAATTGCTTTAGGTACTGGTGGTGGTAAGACATTAACTATAGCTAGTTTATTATCATCATTTTTTGAATTTAAACATAAGCAGATGAAATGCTTGTTAATAGTTCCGGATTTATCTCTTGTTAAGCAAACGTATGATGATTTCGTTCAATATGAGGTACCGTTTAAAATAACCAAATGGACAGGGAGCATAACACCTGATCTCACCAGTAATGTTGTAATAGTGAATATGGGAGTGTTGCAAAGTAGGTACAAGGATGAGCCATGGTTAACGGATGTAGACTTGTTGGTTATTGACGAATGTCATAAATTGAAAAAGGGTAATAAGATTAATAAAATTATCACCTCAGTGAAAACTAACTATAAGTTTGGATTAACTGGTACGTTACCCGATAATAAAGTGGATGAATGGAATATAGTTGGTAAGATAGGTGATGTATGCTATACAAAAAATAGCTATGAGCTTAGATTAGAAAATTATCTCACTAATGCTGAAATAAAAATCTTAAACATATCTTATAAGGATAAAGTCATTAATAACCCTCTTGTTAATTCCTTTCGCAATGAGCTCGATTTTATCTATAAGAATAAATTTCGAAATAATGTTATAAAATCTATAAGCGATAAATTTAACAACAATATACTCATATTGGTAAACCACATAGCTCATGGTGAAGAGCTTTACAAGTATTTATCTGAAAACTTAAAAGATAAGTCCGTTTACTTTATTAAAGGTGAGGTGGAGGTTGATGAAAGAGCGCGAGTTATCAAAGAAATGGAAACCAGCAACAATGTGGTTTGTGTTGCTATTAGTGCAATTTTCTCCACTGGTATTAACATAAAAAACCTTCACATGATATTTTTTGCATCAGGAGGCAAAAGCTTTATACGTATTATTCAATCTATAGGTAGAGGTTTACGGTTAAATGCTAATAAAGAAAAGCTAGTGATTATAGATATTGCTGATAATTTAAAGTACAGTTCTGCGCACGGGTTGAGACGTCAAGAGATATATAATCAAGAAAAAATACAATATAAAATAAGCAACATAGTTGAATAATATAAGTTGTAATATATATTGTATACCATGGCCAAACGCGGACCCAAACCAAAGAAAACAGAATATTATATCGATCCAGTTATTTTTAAACAGCAACTTGTTGAGTATTATAAAGACAGCATAAAAAACGAGAAAGTTATAGCTGAATCTATCAATAAGATTGCTCATGGTCTGAGTTTTTCATCTAACTTTATTAACTACACTTATAAGGATGAAATGATAGGTGATGCAATAGTTAAAATGTTTACTGCTGTAAAGAATAAAAAATTCAATGTAGAATCTGAACATAATCCTTTTTCATATTTTACCACAATTGCATTTCATGCTTTTATTAATAGAATTAAGAAAGAAAAAAAGCACACGGAAGCTCTAAATGAATACAAAAGTAGATTTTACGAGCAAGAGATGATGGAGAGTTCTGACGCTAATATCTACGTAAAACCAGATAGTAATGGTTCAGATGATCTAACTTACGATAGTCAGTAAGTTGATTACTAAAAAACATTTCATATCATAAATGATGGGTAAGATAGCTATCTTTAGCGATTTGCATTTAGGGGTTCATCAAAATAGTGATTTTTGGTTGGATATATCACTGGAATGGATAAAGTGGTTTAAGCAAGAAGTAGACCGAAATGACTGCGAGGAAATAATTTTTTGCGGTGATTTAGTTCATTACCGAGATGAGGTTTCTGTAAAGGTGTTGCAACATATTCACACCATTTTTGATATCTTGAAAAATCATAAGATTACTATGATAACTGGTAATCATGATTGTTTTTATAAAGAAACATCTGAGGTTAATAGTTTATCAATCTTAAAAGGTTATAATAATGTTACCGTTTATGATAACCTCACTACCATAG